GTGAAGAGTAAGTTTATCAATTACTTTATCCAATAATCCAACATAAACTTCTCCATTGTGAGAACTTAATAGTCGAATCTTTCCGTCCCAGTGTTTGTTCCTATACTGAGACATAAACTTTGCTGACTCAACTTCAAAAGTGAAGTAAGGCTGAAGTTCGTATAAGACATGTGGGTCACAATGAAGTTTTAGATGCACTTCATTTTTCTTTTCAATAATTACGTCACTCATAGCATAGCAATCATAATGCTATAAGTATTTATTTAACCTAGTCCTGCATTGAATCTCATAAACTCAATAGCATTTTTAATTTGATAAGTTCTATTTGCAATCATTTTAAGAATACTATCGATATACATGAGCATTGTTTCGTAGTACTCGACCTTTAAAGAAATTTGTGATAATTTTTCATCCGAATCCAAATATCCCTGAAGTGTTTCTTTGTCTCTCACTTTTTTGGGAAATGGATTTTTTACATAAACATCGGGATCTGCTTTACCCGTGAAGTATTCATATCGTTGGTGTCTAATGCCTTTTCTTTGTTGCTCTGCTCTTTTTTTTAATAAAAGAATCGTATTATACATTTCAAAATATTTTGAATGGAGAACTGGAATTTTTAGTGATTCTGTATGTAAATTGTCTGTATCAATTTTAGAATCTTGCTCCCACATTCTCTGAATTACATCAAGGTCTATACTCATAAAGGATTTCCACCAAGATCTACTATATTGTAAATAGTATACTTGAAACTCACGTCTGCTGTAAAGTATTGAACATCCGTTGCTGTTGCGTCAAATGATAAAGTTCCTAATGAGTATGGAAATAAATCTTTAAAGGCAACTTGGAAATTTGGAATTGATGAATTTGTTAAAACTTGAAGAGTACCGTCAGAAAAAAGACCTAATTGTCTTTGTGAGTCAATCTTTGCATTTATATTTCCAGTTTTTTGAAATGTATAAATTTCTTGTAAACTTTCTGGGTATCCAAGTCCACGCATCCAATTTTGAATTTCTAGATAATTTTTTAAATCTTCATCTACAAGAAATCTTAAAGTAAGATCTCCAAAAATTAACTTGTCACCTGGAAGTTCAATGTCTTTCAAATATGTTGGTTGAACTGCAATTCCAAGAGTTATATCTGGAATGTTTGCAGAGTTACAAAAAAATGCAACTTTAGGAGTTCTTTCGAGAGAAAATTTAAATCCAGTAGGAGATAAAAAATTTCTATTTTCTGGTTGACCAGTTGACATTATCTATTCCCTCATTCACTGATAATAGTACTATACCACTCTTCACTCATACCAGTAATAATTGAATCTGCAGAATCTTTGTCTTGAGCATAACCTTCTTTGATTAAGTGCTCAACAACAAAATTGTATCTTTCAACTGCTTCTTTTGTTTCTCTCGGTGTTGGTTTCATTTTGATTATGATATCCTTATATTTATTTAGATAAAAAAAAGACCCCCCGAAGGAGGTCTTGTATAATCTTGTGAGAAAAACTCACATAAGATTCTTGACCGCAACTCTACGATAGTAACGGTTTGCATTAACATTAAGACCACCAAGTCCTTGGGCAGTTCCCTCAGCGAATGGGTTTGCAACCATTCCATAACGGGTCTTAAATCCAATTTTTGGTTGGAAGTTGTTCTCACCAACGGCACGAACCATTTGGAGAGGAACATAAGGACAATAGAAGAGTCCAGCATCATAAGGGGAAGTGCCCTTATAACCAACGACATAATACTGATTACCTGGAGTTCCGTTAGCAGTAGTTAGGTTAGCAGCATATGGATCAATGTAGACCTTGAATTTGCCCATCAAAGTACCAGCAAAAGTGCTGCCGGTATCATCAACGTTCAGATTGCTGTTAAGAGCAGGGGTGTAATCAAGAACACCAGCCATTGTGAGTGCTGAAGCAACGTCTGCAGAACAGATGATGGTGTTGCCCTTTCCTCTACGAGTTCTTTGTGCGATTGCGTTAGCATCACGCTCGATTTGGAACAGAAGACCCTTGAACTTCTCAACTGACCAACGACCGTTGGAGTCAATATCAAGGTCAAAAATACCTGCAGTAGCAGTGTTTTGAACTGCACCTTGCTCAGCAACCTTGTAGACGGTTCTGATAACTTCACGGTTGATTTCGGCAAGAATCTCTGTTGAGAGAATATTTGCCAATTCCGCTTCAGCATTCAGGCCATGGATTGCCTTAAGGTCTTGTGCAAGTTCTAATGAATACTCAGCCTTGAGTGCTCTTGACTTTGCAGTAACAGTAACTTTCTCAATTGAGAAAGCCATCTGGTTGAATGCATCAGTACCAGTGCCATCTAGACCTTCAGCAGAATCTGTGCGTAGACCTTGACCTGTTGTATATGCAGTTTGGTCGCCAGTTCCACCAACAGGGTTAAGAACTGAAGGGTTAACACCACCTTGCGCGGTTGTACCCATACCAGTGGCAGTGCCACTGAATCCAGCATTATCGTCACGACCAGCTGGTTGACCAGAGAATGCTGAATCAGCTTCGTTGTAGAATGCTTCAGTACCGGACTGATTAACATAACGTGAACGCATTGCAAAGATAAGTCCTGTAGGACCACTCATTGGTTGAACGCCTGCGATATCATAGGCGATCAAATTAGGCATTGAACGTCTGATCAATGAGATCAGAACGGGATCGAAACCTGCGGTAGGACCACCAGCAGCTGATCCTCCTGTGAATCCACCGTTACCAACAGCATTGGTTGGTGCTTCAGTCAGGAATGAACCTGCAGTTTCGAATGAGGATTGCTCCCTTAAAAATCTTTCTTGGTTTTCTAACAGGACTGCGGTTACAGCTCTACGATGTGAATCTTTGATTGAATCAAGACCCTCATAATTGAGAAGAGGTGCCCACTTTTCCTGCAGATGCTCTGATTGGAACATTTGCTTTTACCTTTGTTAAGTGTTTGTTTTTTGGTTTGAATTATATTAAATTCAATTATTTGCTGAATGCTGAAAGAGTCTTCAGATAACTAGCCATTGAACCTGAATAAGATTCTGGTGCAGCATCTAATCCCTCAGACAAGGTTTCAGTTCTTGCGGAAGGAGAAACTCCTCTTGAAGGAAAATATGATTCCTTCAATGTCTCCAGTTTTTCACGATATTGTGACTCACTTTCAAACTCTACACTTTGGGAAAGTGAAGCGAGCTTGTCTTTCTGAGTGTCTGCAAGACCCTCGGAAATTTGATCAAAGATTCCATCAGCAACCGACTCTGAAAGACGCTTGTTGAGTGAAATATTCTTTTCGATTTGCTCGTTGAGTTTTGTCTCCATTTCATCAAGTTTTTCTACCATACTCTCGATGACATTATATTTTTCTTCAGGGATTGATACATAATGTGCTTCAAAAAGACCTCTCATTCCTTGGAGGAATGATTCAGTCATTTCAGTTTTAAGTCCGTGCTCGACTGCAAGTGCATTTTCAGAAATCCACTCGTCAGCAACATACTCAAGGTATGAATCTACACGATCTGCAAGTTCGGTCTTAATTTCTTCGACTTCCTCTGCAAGAGCATTGGAATACTGCTCTTCAAGAGATTCTTTAATTTCAGAAACTTTTGAACGAAGAGCAGCTTCGAAGATTGTTCTTGCTTTTTCTTGGAACTCTTCGGAGAGATCCTCACCAGCAAGGAGAGCATTAACATCTTCATCGATGTCAAACTCCTCTTCTACAACTTCATCTTCATCTTCCTCTTCAGTTTCTTCTACTTCTTCAGTACCTTCTACTTCATCTTCATCACCTTCTTCTTCTGAAAGAATTTCTTCATCTTCAAGATCTTCTTCTTCTTTCATTGCTTCAGCAGACTTTGCACCTTTGTTTACAACATCTCTAACTTGCTTTAGAGTTGTGCCTGGTGTTTTAAGTTTTGCTGAATCATCATCTGACTTATAATTTTCTGGAGTAGGACCACCAAGATCTTCCCATGATCCAGTTTGACCTGGTGTTGATCCTGAAAGACTTGGAGTTGGGTCAGGTGCAGATGCTCCTGAGTTCACAGCAGTTCTGGATTGTTTTGCTCCACTTC